CATAGATTGACTCGTTGGCGTTATAGCCAAGACGGTCAGTAGCTGTGGTGAAGTCTAGGAAGAAGATTAGACCAGAGGGTAGGCTCATGGGCTGAACGGACACGAGGTCGTTAGCGATGAGTCCACCGAATACACGGCGAACGATGGGGAACGCTACAGCGGCAAAGCCCTGAACGTCTCCACCTGCCATGGTGGAAGCAGCCTCACGTAGAAGCTCCTTGGCTTGGTTCTCCAATAGGCGAGCCATACCATTCTTTGCGTTATCGTCATTGAGACCTTCTAGAAGACCAGTCTTCTCCCACTTGGAGAGAAGGGCAGCGCCTTCCTTCTTCATATCTCGGTTGACGATACCTTCAGTTAATTTATTTAATACAGACATAAAAGTATCACCTCCTTTAATTATTTGTTATGTTTAATACCTGCAAGAATTTGCAATCTGTCTATAGCAGTATCGGTTGTTCGCGCAGACTGACGTCTGGGCAGAACAGTAGTTGAAGATTTTTGAATAGCTTCGCTTAGGGATTTTGGCATTTGCTTTCGTCGGGCAGTGCCCCCTGTGCTTTGAAGGGTTTCAAATATAACCTTCGCTTCATCAACCGAACCGGCTTTAGAAATAGCTTCAACAATATTTTCTTTTTGTCGCTCATTCAAGGAGGGGCTACTCAAAATACGATTCGTATATAATAGTTTTGCGTTTGAAGTGCTCATATCGTCAAATGCGCTCTTCATCTTCAAAACAGTTTCTTTTAGAGTCTTGTTAGACTTTTTAAGATTCGTGTTGGACTCAGAAAGCTCTTCAATGGCTTTCTTGAGTGCCTTGTTGTCCGCTTTCACCTCAGTAGAGGCACGGTGGGCTAGTTCTAGCTCCAAGTTGTGCTGCATGATAGGTTCGGGTGTGCCCGCCCATCCGCTCTTCTGGGGAGTGATGTCTACAACTAGTTCTTCTACGAGGGCGGCGATCGCCTCTTCGTCTAGAACAAATTCTTCTTCTACTATCTCGGAGTCGCCATCCTCTGCCTCTTCGGCAGCCTTCTTCATGGGCTCGTCCTTGTCGCCGTCTTTGTTTAGATCTAGGAAGTCAGGCTTTGCTTCTTCGTTGATCATCAACGTTTCTGCCATCTTTTCAAGAGACTCTAGTGTAAGCTCCATCTCAACTGGCTCGCCCTGCTCAGGACACGGACATACGTCCTCTCCATCAAGACCACCAATCGGAGCATCAATTCCAGCTGCCGGGTCCTGCATAGGAGCTGGAGCTTCTTCGGCGCCCATAGCAAGGTCTGCAGCGAGGGACATCTCTTCGTCTTGCTCCAGTAACGTGTTAACGGCGTCCCTAATTTCAGGGGCGTACTTTTCAATGATAGCAGCCTCAGCGTTTTTAAGCGCAGCCTCGCGAAGGGCTGTGGCATCTACGATTGCTTGCTCTAGCAATGATGACATTTAATTTCTCCTATTATATCTCTAAAGACACAGATATCTCGCATCATTGATAAATAGTATTGGGTGACACAAACACCCAAAAAAAGAAGGGCGCCCGAATGGGCGCCCCTCCAAGCTAAGTGATAGCTTAAATTACCAGATTAGGTAGTTGCTGCCGTCAAACATAAGGTTAGCAGCACCATAGGCGGAACCTAGTGAAATACTAGCAGCTCCATCAATGGTCTCAGAACCTGCAGTCGCGATAGTAACAGCGTTACTGGCGTGACCACCTTGCTTGATGACGAAGACCTTACCAGTAGGCATGCTGCTGGGTAGGGTCACGGTGACGGCACCACCAGAGGTGTCAACCTTCACGAGGAAGTGACCCTGGGAGAGGGTGGTGTCGGCGCTGATGGAGTGTAGACGACCGGAAAGACCGGCAGCCGCATAGAGGTCAGCATCAAATTTGAATGCCTGGTCTCCGTGGCTCCAAGTCATGGACTTGTCAGCACCATCAATCTTTAGACCAGCACCATCAGAAGCTGAAGAGTTGGCAGAGCCACTCGCAACCTGAATGGTTAGGTCCTCAACCTTTAGCTCAGTGGCGCTAACGGTGTCAACACTACCGACAACCTCAAGGCTACCAGCAATTCTGACGTGGGAAGCGGCGCCACCAATTGTTAGAGTGTTTGCACCGAGGCTAGCAGCGACAGAGGCGTTAGCAGCGGTGAAGTCAAGACCGGTTAGACCGGAGAAAGCAGTTGCGCTACCACCGAGGGAAACGCTTGTGCTACCAACAGTAAGAGCACTGTTGACAAGCTTGGCGTTCGCGATGGAACCGGCGAGCATTGCGTTGGTGATACCAGCAGCCTTGACGCGGACGGCGTCGGAGCTAAGCTCAATGGAGCTATCGTCAACACCAACAGCGAGGACGCCACTAGAAGCAGCGAGACCGTTACCAGCGAGACCAGTAGCAACATCGTCGTTCATCATTGCGTCGGTAATACCAGCAGCCTTGACGCGGACGGCGTCAGAGTCAATCTCAAGAGAGCTATCGTCAACCTTGACGCTAAGCTTACCAGAGGAAGCCTCAATTCCGTCACCGTCAGCGAAAGCTGCGGCGAGATCGGCAATGGACTCTTTCTTGGTGCTGTTGTCGGTTGCGTCAATCATGACAAAAGAGTCGGCGGCGCGGTCAACAGCAGCGGCGCTTAGCTCGTTGGCATCAAGAGCTAGAACACCTGAAGCGGCAGAAAGACCAACACCAGCGAGACCGGTGGCAACGTCGTCGTTCATCATTGCGTCAGTAACCTTGGTGGCACCGATTGAGGCAACACCAGCGGCGAGGGTGACATCACCACTCATTGAGACCCAAGCGAGGTCAGTACCGTCAGCTTGGAGGAACTGGTGAGCAGAACCAAGAGCTAGAGCTGCGGGGTCACCAGAAGCGTCACCATAGATGAACTTGCCTCGTGCGAGACCAGCCATCTTGGCTAGGGTAACACCGTTGTCCTTGAGACGTACAGTGTCAGAGTTAATTTCAATACCAGTATCGTCAACCTTGACGCTGAGCTTGCCATCGGCAGCCTCAATGCCATCGCCATCGGCGAAAGCAGCAGCTAGATCAGCAATGCTTTCTTTCTTGGTGCTTCCATCAGTCGCGTCAATAAGAACGAATGAATCGTTCGCGCGGTCAACGGCAGCGGCACTTAGCTCGTTGGCGTCAAGAGCAAGAACGCCAGAGGCAGCGGAAAGACCGTTGCCAGCAGCGGCAGCCATAAGGTCAGCGATGCTTTCCTTCTTGGAACCGTTGTCTGTAGCGTCAATTAAGGCAATGCTATCGTTCGCGACGTCAACAGCAGCTGCGCTTAGCTCGTTGAGGTCAAGAGCAACAGAGACGGCAGCACCGAGGTCAACCTCGCCACCACCTGAAAGACCGTTACCAGCGGTAACTGTAACGGAGTCGTTAACCAACTTAGCGTTGGCAATAGAGCCAGCGAGGTCTGCGTTGTCAACAGAGCCTGCTGCGAGATCAATATCACCAGCGGAGATATCAAGAGTACCGGCAGTCTTCATCGTACCGATAATTGTTTTATAAGCCATTTGTAAAAAACCCTCCTAAAGGTAAAAGTCCAGAACTAGCGTTCCAGACCTATATATGGTCCGAGCAAAACCCGGACCTGGCACTCCTATATAGGTTAGGTTTTTTTTAAAAGGGTCTTAAAAGAGTGTTAAATCTATGTTAATAGATATGCCAATCGGTGGCATTGAAATAAATGCTTATAGCGCCGTAGTTTGAAACGAGAGCCACAGAATTAAGGTTGTCAATCTTTGCGCTATCTGCGGTCTGAATAATAATACTATTAGTGGCGGCTGCCCCGCCTTCGTCCTTTATAATGTAGATCTTTCCTTCAGAAGTGGCAGCTCTGGTGGGTAGCGTCAGTGTAACAGAGCCTCCGGTCGTGTCCACTCCCACAAAATGGTCGTCGGTTCCAACACTATAATTGGCAGTTATGGACAAGCGTTTCTTCGCCTTGTCAACATCTATGGTAGCAGCAGGATCTACGATTACAGGCTTTGCCCATTCCATATGACCGTTTGCCGGCTTTACAAACGTCGCAGGCGGCGCTGTTGGAATAAAAGCTTTATATCCGTTTCTTCTTCCCATAATATACTAACTACTGCGGGCAGCAGCAATTGCATCAGAAATTTGTTCCCAGAGGGCAAGTTTCTGCTCGTCAGTGGTTATGTTATCCAATTCTTCAAGAGAAACTTCTATTTCTTGCTGGGCTGTCTCAACAGGCGTAGCGGTCATGCTTTCACATAGATTTATTATGTCTGTTGTCTTAATATCCATTATTTTATATTTCCATATCTCAGGACTGCCAACCTGGTGAGGGATCCTGTCACTTGTCCACCCGAATAGCCAGACCACCAGGTAGCGTTTGCAAGAACAGACCCGGTAAAGGGGCTATCATCCGACCCAATTGCAATCGCACCTGCAGCCTCCAAGCGAGCACGACCGAACGTCGTTAGACCAGATGGAGTTGGCAAGCCAGTGCTATAAGGAGGTAATTCGCTACTACCGGTTTTGTAGCGTGTCCAGCCGGAACCCTCAAAATTATCAGTCTCCATAACAATCCAAGTGTGGTCAGCCGTCACTGCTCTCTCAACGCCAGCAGTGTAGTCTGCACTAGCGGCTGCTGCACCCGCACTATCATACCATATTCGTGGTGTAAGTTTGTTGCTGTTATCTCCATCAACGTGGATCGCACAAACATTATAAACAGTTTTTACCGGGGTGCCAGCAAAGACACCAGATCCGACGCCACCCTCAAATCCGTTGTATAGTCCCATGAGCATACCGGGTCCGTTTGTTGCAGCGCCGACAAAACCTGAACCGCTGAACTCTGCTATAACTCTAATTCTGTCTCTAGCGTTATATAGACCCGGTGATGCTGCAGGTTTACCAGCGTTGACAGCGCCGGTCACATTGAAGTATATTCTCACAACATCACCTGCGCCTACACATCTTACAGTCAACCCTTCACCATTTACGATTTGGTGCTGTGGGGGGCTGTCACTAAGTTCTACCCAGCAAGCTGTGCCATCACTTAGAGTGTTAACACCGGCACTAAGGGTCTGGTTTGTCATCTCTTTAAAATTTAAATCAAGTACAACCTCAGATGTTCCTCTGTCATCCTGCAAAACCCAACTACTACCAGTAAGTGCTAGACTCATATTATTCCCTCACCTCGTTTATGGCAGCAATAATCTGGTCAATCATTCCAATTCTCTCCGCATCTGTAGAGATCTCATCAAATTCTTGCAATGAAACTAAAATCTGAAAAAGGGCACACAACCAAGTTGGATCGTCAATTCCAGTTCCTACTGTCTGTATTCTCGCTTTTTGCACTTGCATTAGTCTGCTCCATATCTAAATATAGTTAAGCGCTGTAAAGAACCAGAGAACGTTCCTGCCTGGTTTGCATCAAACCCTAGAGTAATGAACGAATCTACGCTAGAGGTGAAGGGCGCCACATAGTTATTTATCAATTTCGGCATTCCAGTATTTGTAAGCATCCGCATACGACCTTGAGGGGTTATCTCGCCAGGAGCGGGGAACTCTGTCAATCCGCCGGGGCTTGAAGTTCTGTCCGCAGCTGTGTAGATGTTTCCTTGTGCAAAGTCTAATTCTAGGCGGATCGCACCTGAAACCTCTGCGCCTGCTCCAGTAGTTGTAACCACTTGAGTGCTTGAGCCATAATTGTCCATTGTCCAAATATTCAAGTGGGTAAATTTATTACTATTATCACTATCAGGACCGCGACAAGTCAAGAGCGCTTGTTTGTTTGGCGCACCGACACCAAGAACAAAATAGTCTGGGTTTGTACTGGGGGCAGCATCGGATTTCGTTCCACTGAATTCTGCCACCACTCGGATTCTATCTGATACATTTACGGTTGACCCTGTGAACGTGGTATAATAGTAATAATATATGTATGCAAAGCCAGTGCCGTCATCACTGTAAGAGATGCCCTTTCCATTTCTTACTTGGAAATATGGGCTGCCGTTTGTTATGATATTGGCGCTGATCCCGCCGATGCTATTGTATTGTCCAGAGGTAAGCGTTTGGTTCGGAAGCTTCGTAAAGTCCATATCCATAAGGACTTCTGCGCCTGTGTTTTTTCTTTGAACCAAGCTGCTGCCACTTAACTGCAGACTGGTCAGTGAGCCAGTCAGTATGGTCATTATCTAGTTCCTGCTATAAAGTAGTTTGAGCCATCGCAGAACAGCATAACTGATCCAGAGTTTGCAGCGATCACCACAGTTGATTGCCCATCAATCTTCTCAGAGCCGTTAGGATCAATTGTGATATTATTGGTGCCTGCAGCACCACCAACATCCTTGATGATGAGCATTCTACCAGCACCCGCTGATGAGGCTGCCTGTAGATCAATCTCTACTGCACCACCGGTGGTATTGACTCCAATAATATAATCACTCGCAACTACGCTATAAGGACTGTCGCTGTTAGCCTTTGAGCGATATTTTACAGCACCTGCGGTCATCGTGACTGGTGCAGCAGTGGATGCTCCAATTGTTGCGTTGTTAATGGAACCACCGGTTTGTGCGAGGTCTGTGATGGTGGTTGTACCGGTCTCACTAATCTTAAAGCAAGTTGCGCCTGTTTTCTGCTTAACTTCCACAACGTCAACCGACTGCTGAGCAACCGCCTCTATCAAGACCGTTTTTTGGTCGTTGGTGTTTCCACTAACGTGTAACTTAGCGTTAATGCCATTGGTTCCAATACCAACCTTGTCGGAATCAACAATGAAGGTGTGCTTGCCGTTTCCTCCGTCAAGTTGTGACATAACGTGAAGAGCGCCTTGGGGCGAAGCAGTGTTAATTCCAACAAAACCCTCAGACCATCCGTCGCCAGCAAACGAGGCGGTAACAAGCATTAGCGGGGCGGACTGTGGTTTGCCCGTGGTGGGGTTTCCATCGTCTAGGCGGAATAGGTGATTACTAGTATTGTTAGCTGTTTGATTGGACTGTGAGACATGTAGACGTGCAGTGGGAACCCCCTTACCTATTCCAACTTTACCGTCTGAGCCTTGTGCAAAAATTGTATTGTTTCCACCGCTTGTTTTAACCTGGAAATCTACATCTCCGCCGTCGCCCACTATTACTATATCTTGTGTGTCCTCAGTTAGTGTTAGGAGGGTTTCGTTACCCGCAATAAATTCTATCTTGTCGGTATCAAACTTTATGTTAGTGTCTGAGTCACCTGTATGTATCACTTTCGCAGCTACTGAAATATCATCTGCAACTGTTAAGATACTGCCGTCAAAGGTTAGGCTAGATTCGCCGTTAAGGGCTGTTGCTGAGCTAAATGTGGCGATTCTATCATTAGCTCCGTTGGCAACTGCTGACACTGCGCCTCCAGAAGGAGGCTCGGCGAGCACTATATCTTTGAGTGCGTTTAGGGCAAGGAAGCTACCTGGACCAGCTATAGATCCAGTGGCAGGGTTGGAGAGATTTACCAAAGATGAAGTTAGGTTTGTTAGCGTAGTTACTCCATCAGCTGCAACCTTTACAGCGTTTGCACCTGCTTTGTTCTGCACGAGCAGGAGGTCTGCGGACTGGTTGCCGTCTCCGCTAATTACCATTCCCTTTGTTGCAGCAGCAGAGCTACTAACATGAAGGAATGCGTCAGGAAGTGCTTTATTGATTCCTACCCTCGCTGTTGTTGGGTCTACGAATAGTGTGTTATTAGAGGCAGATAGAGCGCCAGCAACTTTTAGAGTGCTGGAGGCGGTGACCGCACTAGTTGTCAAAGTGCCGCCAAACTGAACACCGGTGGCGCTTGTACGCACATCCTGATTAATCTTGGAGTTTCCCTCTACGCTAAGAGTGTTGCCCGCGATCTTTAAGTCGCCAAACTGAGCCTCAGATCCACTTATGCCAGTAGAGCCAGTTAACTCAGCTGCCCTTAGCTTGGACAGATCACCAGTAGCGATATCATATGCAGTCTTATCTGGACCTTGGGCTTTAACCTTTCCGATTACGAAACTACCGGAAGTTTGATCCCAAAGGATCGCTTGGTTGTTGTTACCAGCCAATCCAAAGACAAACCCACGATCGCCAACTGAGCCAGTTTCATTAGCGGCATCACCAAACCCAAGACCAATAATTGGATCACGTACGATAAGGTTACTAGAAGAAATTACCGTATCAACTTGAAGGCTTTCAGCTTTAATGCTTCCAGATATAAGAGCAGAGCCAGTGATCTGCAGGTCGCCAACAATCCTAACAGCAGTTGTCTGAGGAAAACTAGCTGAGACATGTAATTGCTTTGCCGGCAATACTGTTGGGAAGTTTAGCCCAACGCCCACCTTGTTAGAGGCAGTCGCAAATGCCAGATATTTAGATCCAGAGAACGTGGTACTATTTTTGATAATAGCAACTGTTCCGGTTACATTTGTCGGTCCTTCAATGGTCTTAAGGACATCTAAGTTTACGTATGCCCATCCGTAATCTGGCATTTAGAACTCCTATACTAGCGGTGTGGTCAAGCCAGACCCTGTAAGAGCGTACATTCTACCCGTTGGGATCTGTGTTAGCTCGGCGACGACTCTATACTTTCTATTAAAAGCCTCATCGTCTGGTGTGGATACGTAAATCTCACTGCACTTCACATTGAACGTAACTTGGCGAAGATTGCCAGAAAGAACAAAGTCGTGCTGACCACTTACAGTAGCAGGGGACGGCTGTCCAGTTGTGTTAAAGTGGATTCGCAGCTCATGACAATAGCCCTTGCTATCAACGTCGGAGCTGGCAACGGTCACGGACTTCGCAACCATTGGAAAGCTGAATTTACGCTGAGTATTTTTGGCATGCCCGTTAGAGCCACTAATATAGGGGACACCAGAAACCTGATAGGATCCTACGTTATTCAGCCCCACGTTATAGTTTTTCATTTCTGCCATTGGTTTCTCTCCTTACTTTCTTTTACGCCTACTATAATTAGGCTCTTCAAGCAAAATAGCCTTTTCTTGGCGGACACGTTTTTTATTTTCTGCTATCTGCCTTCGTTTAATATTTCTCTTTATCTCCGAGGGCTTTACATGGTATCGCCTAGCTCGCAGCTCATCCATAAGTTTTATTTTTTTAGTTTTCTTGATAAACCTACGAATCATACGATCAGAATTTTCATTCTTATTCTTTGGGGTAATCTTTACATTAATTGTCATTTTTCTTCCGTTATTTGATGTGTGCTGACCAGCGACCGCCAGCCATTCCTAAAATGCTAGAAATATCAACCCCAGGGTCGCTGGGGTCCATATCGGCAAGAGGTCCCTGGGTACGGGGTCCTTCGGAGACCGAACCTCCTTGGGACAAGGGTGCAGTGCCCTCAAAAACATTTACTCCGCCATAAGCATCAGACCCAATAGCAGATAGAAGCTGCTGTTGGCGATCCCTGGCTTCGCGTTGTTTCTGCTCCATAAGAGCCTCTTGTTCAGCACTGTTGTCGTGCTGTTTTGTGGGTGGTGCCGATTCTACCAAGGTTGGGCGGCTAAGCCCCTGTGCGACCTCGGCAACTATATTGGATAGCGCACCATCCTCAAATATTACTTCTCTGACGCACTCCTTGATAAGGGGCTTAAGAGTCTTCAGTAGTTCTTCTTTCTTCATTTAAAATCCTATTTTGTAAATGCTTTCAGTAGTTTTTTGAATTTGTCTTCGTGACTTTCAGTTATGTAATCCTTAACTGTCTTTGACTCGTCCATTGGGGAACCTTCTTCCTCTTCTTCAGCATCGTCGTCGTCCGGCTCATCGTCTAAGCTGGTGCGTCCAGCTTGCATACTCGCAAGCATAGCGGCTAGCCCAGATACGGGATTCTCCTCCTGTGGCTTAATGTCTAGAGATTGCAAAACACTACGTACTGGATCTATGTCAACACCACCCAAGAATCTAGTTATCATACCCTTAGTCTTATTTCTATCTTGGCGGTCAGACTCAGGAGCGTCAAGATATGCTCCGATAAGATCTTTAATCTTTTCATCGTCTATTTCTGCATCGCCTACAGCAGCTCTTATGCTCTTGAGGGCGCTCTTATCTGTGGTGATTGAGACATTATCTTTCTTAACAGCTTGTGCGATTTTCTTGTTAATCTTCGCCTGTGCTTCAGCGTCCTTCTCTTTAGAGGGAGTGTATTCAACTGCACTCTGGGAAAGTTTCTTCTTACTGACCACGGGCTCAGATGCTATTCGCTCTACCTCCTTTTCCTTGCCAGGCTTTGAGAGATGGACCTCTGGCTCTTTAGGGTCTACTATAACAACAGCTTGTGTTTCTGGGGTAACTTTAACTTCTTTCTTTTTAGCTCTTGCCTTACGTGCCTTACTCTTAGGCTTGCGCCTTGTCTTGGGCTTATCCGTAGCCTTCGGCTCAGGCTCGGGTTCGGGCGCAGGCTTGGGCTCAGGTGTAGGCTCAGGCTCGGGTGCGGGTGTAGGCTCGGGTGCAGGTGTGGGCTCAGCGACGGGTTCAGGTTCGGGAGCAGCTGCAGGGGTGGGCGCAGGAGCCGAAGAGGGCGCAGGGGGCGCAAGCTTTACTTGATTTGTGTTTGCCCACTGGTTTAGGATTCTGGTTACTTTTCTTAGGGCGTCTTTTTCCAGACCAAAAGAGTTTAAAAGATCTTGTACAGCTGCGGTTGCTTCTCCTGAGAATGTTCTATTGGGGGCGCCGGAACCGCCAAGCTGTTCTAGAAGCACCTCTTCCTCTTCGGCATACTTGAAGAAAAGATCAATTAGTTGTTGCTTCTGAACGTTTGTCAACTCTTTCACATTCTTTAGAAAGTTAACAAGAGAGTCTTCCATCTCACCACTTGTGATACCAGCAGCACGATAAACATCGGGGTCAGTATCGCTAGCAGATACGTTTTCGTTTAAGAAGCTTCGCCAGTTATTAAACTGAACCTGTTCTTGTTTAAAGGAAGACCATTGACTCATGTTTTTTAGTCCTTTAAGATCTCGTTAAATAGGCGATTTAACTTGTCGCCCTTGCTTTCGTTTAACGGCTCTTTATGCTCACGCATCATAAAGGCACCTGGGGTTGAGGGCTCGGAGACCATATCAAAACAGATGAGTTGAAAATCGTCTTGAACCACTGTCACACCGTTGTGCTCCGCAACAGAGCCTAGTCCTCGTGATGAGATGCCAACCTGCACTCCGCTCTCTACTAGGGAACGCAGAATATTACCGGAAGGGGTCGGGAGCACTTGAATTTTTCCGTAGACGTCATCACCATCCATCCAAAGCTTTGTCACCTTATGGGAGACCTTGGAAAGCTCTACAACTGAACTATCGGGGTGGTCAAGCTCGCCGAGGGCGCGGTTCACTCCAATAAGCTTCTGATAATTCTGAACTTCGCGCTCTAGAATTTCCTTGCCATACTTTCTACCGTTTCCGTTAAGGGTCTCGGCTCTCTGGCAAACTCCAGACAAAATCATACCGCCCTCTGCCACGAACCTCTTCTCAGCTTCGGTTAGAAGGTCTTGGCAGATACCGCCATCACATAGTGCGAAAAATTCTCTTAGTAGTTTCTTGCTCATAATTTTTACCTAGATGCGGGCGCCACCCGCATGAGTTGGGATCCCTTGCAGCAGCGACGTACCGGTTGCAGTCCCCACTTACGATCCGTGAATCTCATGTCTAACTCCTTTATCGCCAAACAACATGGCGAGAATGTATGATGTTCCTGAACTTAAGCAGCCCAGAAGAAAAGCATTAAATAGAGAATGCTCAAACATAAATAGTTCTGTGAAGCGGTTCGTCACCAACAAAAACACGCCGACCCAAAAGCCCACACACATAGGGCAATGGAAGAGGTGATACTTCGGTCTAATCTTATTGAAGATAGAACCATAAACTAAAATATTGGTCAACCCAAAAGCACATAGAATAAAATATATGAGATCCACACTAGCCTCTAGTATCCATAGTAATTATAGAGGGACATACCATAGGGACCATGAGTCATCTCGGGGCGAATGGATCCCTTCTCGGCTGCCTGGGGAACCTCACCCAGCTCTGTTGAGTATTCCTTATCTGGATCTGTATAATCTTGATCTACCTCTTGTTCATAGTCCTCAAGGAACTCTAGTGAAGGCTTCTCTTCTTCTAGAAATCTTGCAATATTGATAATAGCAATTTTGATAGCTGGCAATTCTGTTGACTGGGGTATAAGTGCCTCCAGAGAAGCAAACACGTTGCCTCCTTGAATTGATGAGGGGTCAATTACACCTCGTGACTCCAAGAATTCAAACAATCTATTTTGGGCGCCGTACACTACACCACTCTTTAATCTCTTGGGTAAAGTTAAGATTTTACTTTGTCCTGGCATCACAATTATGTCTATGTCGGGGTGGTCAGAAATTAGGAAGTCTCCACTTAAAGTTTTTCTAATGTCTAGACGAACTTTAATCCCTGGGCGCTGAGCCAGTTCAGCGTCAGATACGCCGTCCTGTACAGCATCCCCCATCTTAACCGTTATACCCATTAGTCTCGTAGCTCCTCTACCAAGCTTTGAATTTTCAAAATGTGCTCAATCGTAGTGGTATCTATCTCCTGATTCTTAAACCCGTCAAGAATAGATAAGACTTTATTGGTGTTCTCACTCAAAATTGTGTCCTTCTGAATCTCCTCATCTTCTAGTGATTCCCTCAAGGCGACGGTCAAGCGTCCGATCTCCTCGTTGAGAAAAATCTTAAGGTCTACTCCATCATCGTGAAAAGAAGCGATGTAACGACTAAGAAGCTTCTGCTGATTTTCAAGTAACTTGCCTTCGTACTGTTCGTTAAATTTCTTCACGAAGGTTTTATATACTAAGTTATCAATTGGAGCCATCTTATCTTGCGACTCTGTAGAATTAGAAGATAGTGTCTCAGCTAGGTTGCCTTCAAGCAAAACCCGATGCTTTACAGAAACATCAGGATTTAGAATTTGTGAGATTGTAGCTAAATCTTTATAATTTGCCACAAAATTACTAAAGACGTCTTTTGACAGAGCCTTGTTGATTTTATTAATCAGAGCAGTCTGCTCTGCAAAAATTTGACTCCTGTCTAGAAACCCATGGCTTCTTTTGACTTCAGATATCATCTTTTCACATAAAGCCTTATCTGCATCGGTGGTTTCGTACAAGACTTTGTAAAGATCCAATTCCCTTCTAAGGGATGAATCTTTTCCAAAATGCTCTTTTACAATTGACACAACCACTCCTTTGCGGTTAGTATCTTTAGCCACGATACATTTTGTCAATTCCCTAACAAGCGCCTCGTAGATAAAAGCGGTGTTACGTTTCTTATTGTGTCTAGTCTTTGTTAGCATCTTCATTTCGCTCCAAGGTTTCTACCAATCTTCTTATTTCTAAATTAGACTCAAGTAGTTTCTTTTCCTCTACATCATAAGTAGATTCTACATTCTCATAAATACCTTTTGCCAACCTATCCAAGTCTTGTTTGCCGGCAAAGCGTGTCCTGTCGGTGTTTCTAAACATCTCTGGTGTCGTCTTAGCGGCGTATGAACGCCGTCGGGCGCCAGATCCTCGTCCATCTACTTTTTTGGGCTTGTACCATCCATGGGATCGGGCGGTAGTCGTCTTTCCATCGGCACGAGTAATGGTTGAGTCTCGCTTTCCGGGGGGAGCATCAGGGGTTGCGAGTAAGACTGAATCGTCTGCTCCTGCATCCGCGTCGGCTGCTCCTGCATCAGCCGCTGGTTCTCCTCCAGCTTCTCCTCCCAGTGGTTCACCGCCCAGATCTCCGCCAAGGTCCGCGCCCAGATCCCCACCAAGAGCGCCGCCGAGATCACCCCCCCCAAGGTCACCGCCGCCAACAGTAGCGGCAGTCGCGGCTTCAAATTGTCCTTGCAACAACGCATCATATTTTTTATCATAAACTAGCTCCCTGCTATTTCGTAAGAACTCCTCCTCAGAGAGGTGGAATAAGTGCTCAGCAATCCAGCGACGACTAAAGAAGCCCTCAGTGGCAGAGGCTGCAACATCAAACTTAGTCTTCCAATGTTCCAGCTCTTGTATCTCGGCGAGTTTGGATGGGTTGTTAAGCGAAAGATCAAAAGAGATAATGTCATCACCTCGGAAACCCAGTGTATAGAGGTGAATTATTCCAATCTTTTCTAACTCTGACACCACAGATCTCTGGAGTCTCTGAATTGTTCGGGCGAAACGGATATCCTTTTGCGCCAATGTTGTCTTGTCCTCGGAGCCTTCTTCACCTTGCGTCAAATAAGACTGAGGAATCTTGAGGGCTGAGAAGAGCTTGTCGCGAAGGTATTTAACATCATCTATGTCGCCTGTAAAGGACCCGCCAGGAAGCGATTCCACCTTAGAAGAGTTTCCGCCACGCATAGGAATAAAGTAGTCCTCTTCAACTGACATGGGGTTGTAGCGCAAATCAACGCGACCGGTATCCTGGTCTACGAGCTGGTTGCGCTTCATTTGCGTCATCACCTTTTGCATATACTGTTCAACGTCGTTAGCGTTAATATTACCTACGTCAATGTAAAACACACGGCGTTCTGGTGATCGGACAATGCGATAAGCCATCATTGCGTCCTCTAGAAGCGTTAGCTGTCGCCAAATACGACGTGCGGGCTCCAAAACAGAAGTTCCATAGGGGGCGTACTTATCATTGCCAAGGATTCTAAAGTGTGCGATCTGCCAGTTCTCAAAAGTCATACCGGCTGAGTTCCACTGATACTGGATATAATTAGGGTTAGTCTTATCTTCGCCCTCTAGTCTCTCAATCTCCATAGACGGAAGCCCAATAGCAGTACGAACCCCTTGTTCTTCGTCTATATCAAGATAAAGGAAGTAGTCTCCGAACTTACACATTGAACGGCACCAACCGAACAAGTTGAATTCAATGTTCAAGACATTGTGATAGAGCGTTTCTAGGACCGCCTTGATCTCGTCATTGTGACACTTAATAGAAAGAAGGGGTGTGAGGTCTGAAGATGTAGTCATCTCGTCGGCATAGATGTCTAGCGCAGAAGCAATCTCAGGTGTAAACTCCATTTGGTCAAAGTCTGCGTACCGCTCGGCGCGATTCTGGTTAACGTAGAAGTTTGCCTGCATCTTTTCATGTGCATAGTATTCTGACTTCTTAAATTGTTGACCACTAGCTGACTTAAATCTCGCCGAATACTTATCCATATCACGGCGCTTAATCTGACGACCTGTCTGGCTACGATAACGTACAATGGGTCCTGAAAAGATTCTTGTTAGCTGCTTAAACAACCTATTTTGTTGATTTGCCGGGTTTTTATTGCGATCTGCCATTCCAAACTATCCTTTGTAGAGCCACACAAATTGCTTGTCAACCTGCTGGCTTTGATTATTGCTGTTATTTAAATCAGATTCGTGATCAATCTTTCTGTTATACCCTTGCATGCCGGGAATGGCAGTGCTAAATTTTGTATTTGAGACGATCATTGAATCTAAAAACGCTTTTCTATACTGAACCTCTCTCTGGTTCTCCTCAAGGGCGGTGTCCCTAACCCAGCAAGCAATTGCCAACGCCATAATCAAATCGTCGTTATAGCTCCTCATTGCTTGTGGTCGCCCATTATTCCAAACAAATGTCTTTAGTTCGTTTGCCGTCCTTGAAGAGTATAGGGTAATTAGTTTATTTCTAATGAATTCTTCTAATTTTGCAACGATTAGTGGTCGGGTCTTCTGTGACGTAGTGAAACCGGCTACCGAGTTGGACATTCCTTCAGCCTCTAATTGGCTAACGTATTCGTGCGTAGATTTAACAGAGTAATATATATTTGGATATTCTAGATCTATAAGCTTGTTTAAAACAGCAAATCCAACGGAGTTGTTCTCAACCACAACTAAGCAGTCATCGTATTCCTTACCAGCAGAATACAGCATGTTTGCATACAAATCCGGGGTTGGCTTTCCTTGATATTCTGCAACGACTTCCATGGTTTCTAGTTTGATAATGTGGAATACAGAATAATCCTTACCATCGCCACGAGCCACATCAGCTACCAACAGGTAAGAGCAGTTTTCCTGACCTTCTTCCCAGATCCAATAATTTCTATCAAAGCCAGTCCTGTGTCTCGGCTCTCTTACAGTTTCAAAAATTCTCTTAATATCATCCGGGTGTATGACCGTCTCACCCGACGTATTGAAGTTGCACTCTAATTCTTGAGCGATCTGACGGCGAGACATGTTTCTTGTCTCCTTCTCAAACCATTCACGGTCACGATCGGGGTGCGCGTCCCACATTAGCTGAGTAGGGTTGAAGTCATTAACACCTTGCTCAGACTCTGTGTAGGTCTTATGAAACCAGTTACCAACACCGTTGGGGGTGGACAGGGCGATACAGCGACCACCAGTTGATAG